ACCCTGCGTCTCTTGGCGATGCTATCTATGACATTCATGTCAAACCTATTGTTGACAGAATCAGAGAAGCGTCAAAACTTGATGATGTAGATTTCTTTGATCTTGATCAAGATAGCGAAGAATCATTCTTTATCAAGGACAGTGAGTTACATGTGTCATTTGAAACAAAATGTTACGACTCAAAAGACCTTACAGATCCTGAAAAGGACCTGCCTTGGGAACTGCAAAACTGGGTTAAAGAGTTTGAATGCAATACTGAAACACCAGAAATTCACACTGCGAATATACCACTTTCAGTAGAGCAACCCTTGTTAAAAGGTAATTCTTATCGAAGTCAAATACCTTTCAATCTTTACAAAGCACCTCAAGACGATGCAGTTGTAAAAATTCTTGAGATATCTAAGGAAAGGCACATGTATGACATCAATAAGCAAAATGAAATTGCTAAGTTTGCTAAGATGTTGCTTCGTTTTCAAACGCTTAATCAAGCATTGAAAGCATGGCCCGGTGGTGCTTTGGCATCTATGGTGCAAAAGGTTGATCCAGATAAAATGGTAACCATTCACAAGAAAGCAGAGCGTAGAGCAAAAGCACAACAGAACAAAGGTTTTGTTGAACAACACGCTGGCGATTTCAACGCTGTGATTCTTGGTTCAACATTACTAGGAGACAATGACTAATGGAAGATATTAAAACAGCTTTTACTAGAGCTCGATCTTCGTTGTTAATAATGCAACCGTTCTTCGGTACGCTCTGCCTTCGATTGGGGGCAGAGTTTACCGAAGATATTGAGACAGCCGCTACAAACGGCGAAAAACTACTAATTAATCCAAAGTTTTTTCTCAAACAATCTGCTGAACAACGAGTTGGTTTGCTTGCTCACGAAGTTATGCATTGTGTTTACATGCATGTACTTCGTCTTAATGAGCGTGATCCATATCTTTGGAATGTCGCTGGCGATTATGTAATCAATCTAGTTGTCACCGATGCTGGCATGATATTGCCCGAAGGTGGACTACTTGACGAAAAATATCGTGACATGACTGCTGATGAGATTTACACCACTCTGCAAAAGAATGGCGGTCGAGACGCGTTGCCTAGCAATCTGTCTAACTTTGACGGTACTTGTGTTCAACCTAATCCATCTTTGACAGACAGTGGCTCACAAAGTAAACACGAAGCAGATATGCGTGTTGCAGTACAACAAGCCGCTGAATCTGCTAAAGCACAAGGTAAACTACCCGGTAGTTTGTCTAAGCTTGTCGATGACATTGTGTCACCTAAAGTCAATTGGAAACAAAAGCTTGCACGATTCTTGAAAAGCAACAACAAATCAGATTACAGCTGGCAGAAACCTAATCGTAGGTTTGTTGCTGGTGGCTTGTATCTGCCTAGTTTGTATTCACCATGTATTGAAGAGATTGGTGTCATCGTTGACACTTCTGGTTCTCGTACTGATGAAGAGCTTAATCAAGACTTGGGCGAAATATCGTCTATGCTAGTCGATGCTAATGTAGAAAATGTTCGCTTTATGCAAGCAGATACAGATGTGACTGATGAGCAAACGTTCACTCGTGAATCAATGCCTTTGAAAGTTACAATGCAGGGCCGTGGTGGTACAGCCTTTGGGCCAGCTATTGCGGAAATGGCAGAGAAATATCCAAGTGTCTCTTGCCTCATTTATCTCACAGACTTGGAGGCAAACGACTTTGGAACTGAACCACACTTTCCAGTTGTTTGGATAACTAACTCAGCTACGGAGGCTCCTTATGGAGAAATCATTGAAGTCAATTAAACATACAATTAAAGAGTATGGACTTAAGGCAGTTGTAGCGACTATGGGCTTACTTGCACTAGCTCTAATCATGCAACATTTAATAACATTTGTGCTACTAGCTCCACTGCTTGGTAGCATGCTATACATCATATGGAGGTATGATTATGTCTAGTGTAATCTCAAGTATTACCACAGCGTTGTGGATACTTATCGAACTAATTCAATTTGGCTACATGGCCTACTTAATGTGGAGGGACAGAAACAATGCTCACAATAGGAATATTCAGCGCGCTAGGTCTGCTTTTGCTAGCGCTTAAGGCAGGTGGTCGTAAGACCATCGGCCACGATGTTTTTGTTGACATCCTTATTACTCTTACCCTAATGGTTGCTTTTTATGGTACATTCAGCGGTATGGCGAGTGCCATGATCGGTGGTTTGATTGCATCTATCGTTCTCTTTGTAATGAAGAAAACGATGGTGCACGAAAAACTACAAGTGCTGAAAGATACTAAGCGTATGTTTGGCCGAAATGTATATGTGCCGAGATTGAAATGGCAAACACAACAACCAGATTGGCGTAAACACAATCAGTATTCAGACGATCAAGGTTTGTAATGTTTAGAATAAGTAATAGTGTTAGCCACAAACAAAAGGTAAAGCAAAAGAAAATGAGTAAATTAATTCGTAAAGCAGAAGAATGGGGAGAGTGGCATGGTACATGGCTAGAAGATGCTCTTAACCAGTTTTTTGATATTTACCCTGTAAAGACTATAAAGTCAGAAATACTTCGATATATTCTTGAAGATGATGCAGATAAAGATGATGTTGTACATCTTCTGTTTCATGAAACAGTTAAAGATTACATGAAGGATAAAGCAAAACCCGGAATGTATGATGATCCCAATACTGTACCTACACCTGCAACTATTGATACAATGTTCGAATTAGAAATACCAATAGTTGGAGAGATGTATGAAACATTTTGCGAACACTACGGAATATAAAGAATTTGCTCTTCGTATGTATAAGAAGAATTGCTCTGAACGACGTGCCTATGGCATGGAAGTTCATCCTACTTTTCAAGCGTACGAAGAGTCCAATCGTAATTTCTTGAAAGAGAAATATCGTAACAGTTAGTTGATACAACCATCTGCGGAACCCAGTGCGTTAGAGGTCCGAAAACGTAGACGACTTCCTAAGAATCGATGCAAGATAAGCGTTGATATACTCAACGAAACTTTAAGTTTATACTTATGATTTTAAGCGGGTCAGAGACCACGCTAACTGTTACGAACCAATTAAGGAGTAATTATGGACAATGTAAATCAACCCCCACATTACAACACTGGAGATATTGAGTGCATACAAGCTATTCAAGCTTCTATGACCACTCGACAATTCCAAGGCTACTTGAAAGGTAACATCATAAAGTACATATGGCGTTATGAATACAAGAACCAACAAGAAGACTTGCAAAAAGCCCAATGGTATTTAGCAAGATTATTAGAAACTTATGACTATGAAGGAGAAAATCATGAGCAAAAACTACCACAGATATAACAATGCTACTTCAAGATGGTGTGACGCAAACAATGTGCCGTATCAAAGAAACGGTTTTTTGTTTGGCCCCAACACCGTTGAAGACCAAGTAACAGGTAATACTTTTCACACTCTTAAAAGTAATTATCTACAATTACCTGAAGGTGTAAAAGCAGAACAAATATTTAACGAAGGCGATTGGTTAGTCGCTGAATACCAACAAGGTTACATTCGTTGCAAAGTTACTGGCTTTTCACCACGTGCTGGTAATCTTATTGTTGATCGTTACTACAACGACGCATGGAAACAGATAATACCTGACAGACCTCGTCATGTTTTTGAACGAAACATTCAATACGTGCGAAACAACGGTAACCCTTGGGGCTACGGTACAGGACGTTGGCTTACTCATTCTACAAAACCTGTAGTTGATGCCCAAGCTTGCGGACACACTGTAAGATCATGGGCATGGTTTGCCGTACCAAAAGAATCTATATTTAAACTTAACTTACTAGGAGTACAACTATGAATATATTTGCTGTAAATGACGATCCAAGAATGGCTGCACTGGAGTTGCCAGATAAACTTATACCAAAAATGATTGTTGAATCTGCACAAATGTTATCAACTGCACATCGTGTACTTGATGGCGACGCAGGAGCAGACGCTAAAGGTTTATACAAAAAAGCATATGAAAATCATCCTTCAACCATATGGGTTCGACAAGATGCAATGAACTATTGGTGGTTGTGGATGCATGCCTTAACACTTTGTGCAGAATACAAATGGCGATTCACAGATGAAGAAGAATATATTACTGGTATTGCTGTTCACAAAACAGAAAGTGTAATACATGCTTTACAGGAGTTGCCACTTAACATTCCAGCTAACAAAGATACTAACTGGGAAGTATTACAAGATTTACCTTTATGTATGCCTGACCAGTACAAAACTGAAAATGGATATGACCAAGGTATTACAGACGCGTATTGCTCATTTGTTACACGAGACAAACCTTACATGGAAGATGTGTTCAAGGCTTATACTCGTGCAATACAAAAGAAAGAGCACTACAAAGATCACCACAGTAGGTCGTCTGCAATAGATTACCCGCCACAATGGGTAGCTAGATATGCTACACCTGAACAAAAGAAACACATTGACTTACACAAGTTAATGAATCCGGAGACTGCGATATGAGAAAACTATTGTACTTACAATTGTTAGCAATTGTCCTGTTTGGTACTGCATGCTACATGTCCGGCGTGCAGTACGCCATTGAAGTGGAGTTGATATAATGGATGAACAAATAATAGCAATATTAGACAAACATTCTGTAGACGATTTTGATAACGTGTTAATTAAAATTATGCAGATTGTTGCAGAACAAAGAAAACTCAGAATAGAGGAAGAAGATGACGAGTAAACCAAACGGAACACTTACACCACAACAGCTGCAACGCATCCGTGTTGCACTAAAACGAAGAGGTAAACTTTGAGTGAAACAATAACATCTATATCAGAAGCCGTAAAAATTGTAGAAACATTTATACAAGATATGGCTGACGATAAACTAGATACTGGCGACAAAGAAAAATTAGCAGAAGCTGAGAAACTCTTTGCCAAACTAGAACACGCTATGCGTATAATCAAGAACCGAGTATGAAGACCAATATATCAATTGAACTAACGAACGACGAACGAATGAACCTTGGACAAAAGTTCTACAACAAAAAACGCATGATAACTCGTGCCGACCTTAATTCTATAGTTAAGAAATTTATCGGCGACGTCTTAGAAGCGACACCCCCCACCCCCAAACAGATTACCGAAGACCCTTTGCTCAACAAAGATTGGTCTAGTCTGACACAACTAAAAAACTATTTGGAAAAAGAAACCCAAGTAGAAATATTAGAGTTCAATGGTTTTGAACTTATTGTGCAGGACAGTGAGTATACACACGTATACACACTAGGTGATCGTTTGTACAAAAAGAAAAAGGGCCTACAAAAGTAAGCCCTTTTTACACTTCATTGATACTAGGAGAAAATCAACTCCTGTAAGTGTAGGTTATGTTTATGCTATTGTCTAGCTAAAATAACCTGTAACTGTAATTGTACCAGCAGCACCTGTAGCAGGAGCAACTTGTACATGAATATCAATAGTATCGTCTGCAGTAAACTCAATTGGTTCGATTGCGTCATCATCTGCACTTAATGCACTGAAGAGCTCAATACCACCAGCTTGACCAATAGTTGAACCATCTTTAATTGCAGCAGAGTTGGTACCAGTAGCAGTTGTGCTGTTACCGTAACCAATATCTAATACAACAGCTGGTGAACCGTTTGTGTCAATATCAGTAGATACTACTCTTAACGCGTGCAAAGTTTCCCCTGCGTATACGTTTAGAGCTTGTATTACATCGTTTAATGCTAAGACAGGAGTAGAAATAGTAGCTTTCCTTGTGAACATTTGTCCTTCAGGAAAACCTTTAAAAGCTGAGTTGCTTTCAACGTTTCCACTCTTTCTTAAAGTAGCTATAGAAGCCATGTAATCACCTTTAATATTAAAAGTTATATTTACGTATCACTTGCAAGTGTGATACCCTAATTTCCAAACATAAAGCATTTAGGATAAATGTCAACAGTCTAGGAGGACTAATATGTCAACATATGTAATGGTAAAACGGAACACTAAAAGTCCGTATACCTACCCCGATGAACACGCCCCGTTTACACAATTTAAAAAAGTAAGATTGTCAGTCGCTTTTAACATGGTCAATTCCCGTATAGGTTGGGAACGTGCCAAGAAAGGTGACTATGAACATTGGCAAAAATTAATGATACAACAAAGGAGATCTAAATGAATGTAATTACACTCGACTTCGAAACTTATTACGATACAGAACACAGCCTAGCACATCTTAGTGCTGTGCAGTACGTGCACTCACCCCTGTTTAAAGTGTGGGGAGTTGGCATAAAAATGAATGATGAGCCTACCGAATGGTTTGGAGCTGATGAATGTGCTGAAGCTATTGCGCACATATCATGGGACGAAGCTGCTGTAGTTTGTCACAACACCCTGTTTGACGCGTACATACTTACCCAGTATTACAAAGTGTATCCTAAATACTACTACGACACAGCGGCCATGGCCCGTGGACTTGCACCCAATGAAAGTTCATCGTTGAAAAATACCTGTGAACGTATGTTTCCTAACGACAAAACAATGCGTAAAGGCGACGAACTTGTAAATGCTAAAGGTATATTTGACTTACCACCTGATATAGAAGCCCAAATAGCTGGCTATTGTATACAAGACGTTGATCTAACTTACGCGTTATACAATGTTATGCAGCCTAATTATCCACAGTCAGAGCTTGACCTTATAGATCTAACCTGTCGTATGTACGTAGAGCCAAAAATATTTCTTAACCGTACATTACTGCAGGCCCATAAAGATGACATTGTTGCAAATACTGCACAACTCATACAGGACTCCGGGCTTACACGTGCACAACTAGCGTCTCAAAAACAATTTGCAGAACATCTAGAGTCACTTAACATCACCGTGCCAACCAAGAAATCCCAACGAACTGGAAAGATGATTCCTGCGTTTAGTAAGACAGATAAAGCTTATACTCAAATGTGTACCATGTACCCGCAGTACAAACACATCTGGGATGCAAGAGAAGCTGTAAAGTCACGTATTGAAGAAACACGTGCACAAAGACTGCTAGACGGATGTAATCCAGACGGAACTCTTTCCGTGCCATTACGATACTATGCAGCACACACAGGTAGATTCGGTGGTACAGAAAAGATAAACCTACAAAACTTACCTCGCGGTTCAAAACTTCGTAATGCATTACAAGCTGGGCCCGATCAAATGTTATACATTGCAGATTTATCAAACATCGAAGCACGTATGCTTGCTTGGCTTGCAAAAGAACAAGATTTACTTGATTCATTTGCAGCAGGAGAAGACGTGTACAGTAACTTCGCGTCACAAATTTATAACCGACCCATTACAAAAGACGACAAACTAGAAAGGTATGTTGGTAAAACAGCAATACTTGGACTGGGCTATGGTATGGGAGCTAACAAGTATCAAGCAATACTTGCACAAGGTTCACCTGCCGTAGATGTAACGCAACAAACAGCTTTAGGCATTGTTGCACAATACAGAGCAATGTATCCAAACATTCCGCAGCTCTGGAGTATAGGTAAACAATTAATGTTTTACATGTTAGACAGGACTGAATCAACGTATTCATATGGACCGTTGACCGTAGCTAGTAATGCACTTAAGTTGCCCAACAATATGTATCTACAATACCCACACCTGCGATATAACAACGGTGAGTTTTTGTACGACTCAGGACGTAATGGTATTACACGCACGCATGGCCCGCGACTTGTAGAGAATATCGTACAAGCTCTGGCCCGAATTGTAATAACCGACCAAATGCTTGCTATACAAAACATTCCCGGGATCTCTGTTGTATTAACCGTACATGATGAAATCATTGCTCTTGGCTCAGATGAAAACGCTGATGAGACATTAGCAACAATAATGGCTATAATGAAACAACCACCAGCTTGGTGTACAGAACTCCCTCTAGATGCTGAAGGAGCGTACAGCAAGATATACAACAAGTGAGGTAATTATGGAAACATTATTAGTAATAATATTAGTAGTAGTCCTTAGTAAAGTATTACTCAAAGCTTTGTGTCCTTATCAAAACAAAGCGTTAGACGATAAATT